TGCAGCTTTTGATAGTTCAGTAACCACTACTTCTAACTGATTGAATATCTCGTCCATATCAGCTCTCCAACTTTTAGTAGATATATTTACCGATTTCCCACCACTAATTAAAACTGAGTCTGACTTTGAATTGATTACCACTCTATCTGAATTGAATATCAGTTGTGGTTTGTTATATGAGTTTTGTGGAGTTACCCCTAATGTAAACTTATTGGATGGTTCTAACTTTATCTTTTGCGATGAACCCATCCATATAGATGATAAGTCTTTGTTGACATCCTCAATACTAAATTTATTGTAAGAACCACCCTCTCTACCATTTGACAATATGGTTATAGGGTCAGATACATTTGACGATTCCCACGATGGACTTTGTGTGGTATCTGAGTCCTTTGGTGAGTATCCAAATCGGAGTGAGTGTCCGAACCTACCTTCTAATAGAACATCACCGATGAATGGTTGTAATGAACCAATATCAGTTCTCTCCTCAAACCCCTTACCTAAACTTACTTCTGATTTCTTACTTACATTAGGGGTGCCTGTAAGAGTTTGTGTATATGTAGAAAGTGTATTCGTACTCCGTTGAGGTACTGCACCTTTGGGTAATGCATTATTATGTACATTTAATTGTACGGCAGTTGATGATATGTAATATTGTTTAGCTCTTCGACTACCACCACTCGCCTCTGCACCCAATGAGGATATGAGTATTACACTCTCTCCTATTAGTGGAATTCGTTTTATGTTTACATCAAGTGGATATGCAACTTCAGACCGGCCTGAACCTTTTGAGGTTAGAACTCTTACACTATAAACCTCATTTGGATTATCATCTTTTAAATTTATAGATTGTATTGTGCCTGTTTGGAATGTACTCATTCATCATCTCCATCATTTTGAAGGGAATCTATTTTTGCGTCAATCGCTTTTGCGTTTTCTAATAGTTGTTTCTTTTCGTCATCTGATAATCCCAATCCGCCACCATCTTCAGAATTTGCATCTTTCATCATACGTTGGACGATGGCTGCGAGTTTTACAATCTGTTCATCGTTCTTTACAGATACCTCCATATATTCTTTTATCAAAGGAACTACCACCGTTGCATCATTGATGTTTTTAACCAATGGTTCTAATTGCGCAATAAGAAGTTTCAACTGTCTATCTTTCTTCTTTGAGTTAGTATAGATATCAGCCATAATATCAGAGAATGTTTTCCCCTTAAATAATTCAGTATCCTTATCCATCAATTCCCTTTAACTTATACAACATATCAATGTGTCCAAATTTATTGTATTCAGTATATAACTCTGCGTAAATATGTTTCATCTTACCCACTACTTTTGTTATGTACTGAGTATGGACACCAGTCCTCTCTCTAATAAGTATGTAAAGTGCTTTCTTATTGTAAGAGTATAAGTCATTCCTTGTTTTGAACAACTCATTTATTGAATCAGCAATTGCCCTATCTCTATCCTTAGAGAAGATATCATCTAAATGATAATCAATGTACTGAGTGTAGTGGTCTATGAAATCTGATTTAGATTCTCTCATCTGTTCACTAACAACTTCGTTTACGATATTTCTTGATGAGTCAACTACATCCAAACCTTCTCTTGATTTCATACGTGCATAGTTGGCATTGTTTTCGTTGAATAAATAATTTCTAGCTACTACCGTAAAGTAAGAAAACGCTCTACCATTATCACCATTGAATTTATGAATCTTCTCATTTAAAAATGCCACTACACTTGCTTTGACATCTTCGTATGGTATATCGAAGTAATAAGTTTTATAGGTATGTATTACGTTCTCTGATAACTTATCAAATGGGTAATGTATGAATCTATTGTATATTTTATTCTTTAGTCTATCGTCATCACAATTATTGTAGGCATTTATAGCCATCTCAGTAATAGTGGTGAAATATCTTTTATTCTTCCTTTTCCTCGGCATCTAAATTGAATTCTTCATTTAATTGTTCTAATGTAGATTTAATCTCTTCAAAGATAAATCCACTTTCATCATCAGCCTCAAATGAACCCAACCTATCTACCTTAACCATTCTTTCATATGCATCCTTCATTGATGAATATGCATCACCCAAATATTTATCAGATGATTCTATATCATCTTCTAATCTTTCATTCTTTCGAAGTAAGTTAAATGTTGTGAATCCAAACACTAAGGTTAGGACTGATAGTATTACTATTGTCAGTATCATAATTAAGCTTCTGTCACATCTCCAAAGATAGATTTGAAATCAATCTTCTCTGGCATTTTTACATTTTCTAATTTTTGTTTTTTAGTTGGCCTACCACCTACATTCTTAGTGGTAACTTGACCTTGCTTTAGTTTCAACCATCTCTCATTCTCAAATCTAGCAGCCATAATATCAGCCTGATGCATCACGAATGGAAGTGATGTTTTGAGTGCGTTGTCTTTGTTATACGCAATGTAGTACTCTTTATTAGAGTCATCATACAAGCCATCTGTAAGTTTGATACCCAACCATTCAACTTCAGAACATTTGATTCCAAAATGATTCAACATCCAAAAGGTTCTGTCATTTAGATTCATCCAATGCATTGTTGGGTTGGTTTTGTAAATCTTACCCTGATTCTCAACATGCCATTGTGAATCATTTGGGATGTACCAACTCTCATCTGCATTACCAACCTTACCCAAGTCGTGATGAAGGGCGGTAAAGATTACATTCTCTTTTGTATAATCACCAATACCCAATCCAAGTTCCTCATACATATCGAACACTTTGACAGCGTTTCTCGTAACTCTCAGAACATGATCGATGTACCCACCAGCGAAAGCATTATGGAAATGTTCAGTTGATGATGCGGGCGTTAATACAATTCTGTCTTCAATGTGGTCATACATCTTATTAAGGGATTCCAATCTATCCCCTGTGAATGTTTGATTAATTAACTTTCTGAACTTTTCGTAGTTCTCTTGGATTTGGGTTTCGTCCAAAATATGTACCATAACTTTTAGTTTTCGTTTAATACAGATAACAACTCACTCTCTCTGTAAATGTGGTATGTGTCTTTACCATTTCTATGTTTGAATCCAGTTCCTTCCAATAGGACTGTATCACCAACCTTTACACTCATTGGGATTGTGTCCCCAGTTTGTGTAAACAATCCGTTACCGACTGCGATAACTTCACCCAACATAGTTGTTTCTGAACCAGATGGTTTATATAGACCACCTGATGTTTTTTCATCATGCCGTTTTACAATCTTAATAACGACTCTATCACCTAAAGGTTTGTAGTTCCATTCCATAACTTAAATTATTTTATCTATGATTCCTAATTCCAATGCTTCTGATGATGATAAGAAATAATCATTCTGTTGATTTGCCTCCCACCATTTTTTATCTTTCTTTGTACACTCTTCCATAATAGTGTTACAATCATCTTCCAATTGTTCTGCGAACTTTGCATTCGATTTGATGTCACCTAACTTACCGAAATTGATTGTTGATAATTGGTGAACCATAATCTTTGAATGTTTGGAAGCTGCTCTAACACCAGTCCCAGCGGCTAATAACAATGCAGCGGCACTCATAGCTGAACCCCTACATACCATATTTGTTTTGATACCTTCGTTGGTATTTAATGAACGAATATAATCAATCAACCCTAATGTTTCTACAACATCTCCGCCGGGTGAATTAATCAATAGGGTAATGGTTTTTAAATCAGGGTTTATCTTTCTGAGTAATCTTACTTTTGAAATGATATCGAATGTTAATCCCTGAATAATATCGTCTTGAACTAAAATGATATTATCTTTGATATCCAATCCGTAATCAAACTCCCTAAACTCTTGAAACCACTTTTCTTTTTCGGATGGGGTGGTGGAATAATTTACTTGTGCGTCACCACTTGTGGTTCTCCCCTCATTATATAAATCACTCATAACAATATATTTTATATCAGTATATTAATACAAATATACGAATAAAATTTGAATTAACCAAATTATCCTCTACCCTCATTTATAGCTACTGAATCACTATACCGCTTTCTGACAGGTTGTGGGGACGTTACTTTTTTAATTTGTTTTTCTTTCTTTGTTTCTTCAACAACTTCTTTTGTTGCTTCAACAACTTCTTCCTTCCCTTCCGTTCCTTCTTTTTCCACTTCTTCTGAAAGTATTCGAACCTCCTCGATACTTTCATCATTAGTCTGTGTGTTATCTCCACTACCACTATCGTTATCACTAATGTCGCCACTACCAATACTACTTCCATCTTCTTTCCTGTTTATAAGTTTATTTAATGCAATTACCATTGAGATTGCCAATGGGTCGAATACAAATACAATAAGTAATGTAAACCAATTAACAATGATACCCATTGGTTTGTTTGTAATTTCAGAGATGTATCTCAATGGCCCCACCTCTGCTGCTATATCATTGTTTGACTCTAAATCTAAAATCTGTAAATCCATTTTAGTAATTGAATCTGTCAGAGATTCCATCTTCTGTGATACACCATCCCTTTGGGATTTCATATCGTTGAGTTGTTGTGTTAATACTCTACGTGTAGAAGATGAGGTCGTTGTGATGATTTGGCCTGTTTCTTTATCTTTGTACTGAATCGTATTATTAGATAACCCAGTGGTCAACTCTGATATAGAATTATTCAATTGTAGTTTCTCTAAGTTATACCCATCCAAAGACTCCGTAAACCTATCTCTTTTCAATTCAATTACATCCACCTTCTTATCAATAACATTCAATTGGTCTGCTGTTTTCTGATAAGCTGATGTGAGGAATCCATAGATACCTGCTGATGTAATACCCATAAGTGTTACCAATGCAATCGTTAGATACCATTTCATCCACCCAGCTGACTTCCAATTATTATGGAGGTATGATGCTAATATTAATTTAGCAAACTCCAATGCTGAAGCCATAATAATGACTTGAAACTTAGCACCAGCAAACAAAGTACTTAATCCAAATACAGAGTAATATGCTGCTGTACCAGCTAATGTTAAGGTGCTGATAGTCATCAGTACAATGAACCAAAACTTTTTTGAAAATATTTTACTATTTTTTAGTTTCATTAAATTCCTGAGTTGTATTTATATCAAATTCTTTCTTATATAAAAGAATGGAGTTGTTTATCAACAACCCCATATAAATATCAAAAAGAAATTAATTAAGATATTACAACAAGCTAAACGGGATATTATGCGTTAACGCCTCTGTACTCTAAAAGGGTTAATTCCTTAGCTTTTGCTTCTACCATTACATCTACATCAAGTCCATAAGTGTTAATGGTTTCAGAGATATAATCTGAATGAGCTTGTGGCTTGATAGTATCATTGTTCTCATGTAGTGACTTACTCTCAGAGTAGTGAACTACAGGCTTAATGTCACCCCAAGTACTTGCAGCCAGCTTGAGCGCTTCTTCTTCTGATAGGTCACCAGTACAGAATTTGTGGTGGTGATAATCAAAGACAATAGGAATACCAATCCGTTCGTGAATGTACATCAAATCTTTTACAGAGTACATCGTAGCTTTGTCATCGTTCTCTACAGTCAATCGACTCTGAACAGATTCTGGCAATCGTTCGAAGTTCTTACAGAACCTATCCATAGCAGATATCTTATCACCATAGACACCATTACAATGGATGTTGATTTTGTTGTATGGTGTACGGGATAGTCCCATAAGGTCAAACACCTCACCATGTATAGAAAGGTCAGTAATAGTGTTCTTAACGACTTTCTCATTGGGGGATACCAACACATTGAATGGGCCAGGATGTGATGTCAGGCGATGGCCATATTTGTTAG